GCAGCCATAACAGTATCATCATGACACCCAGGTGCAGCTTCAGTCTTTCCTGAATCAGTACTAATATAATCTTTTAATTCTTGTATCATTATCTTTGAAGCAATCCATATGTCATCATTTTCAATTGCATTCTTTAGATTACCAATGATATGCGGCTTGGTTACCTGAGTTGTCCTAAATCCAGGTACCTGTCCTTCTTCCTTCGAGATTGAAGAGATCTTTGTTTGTTTATACAAATTAATGTAATTCATCTGTGTTAATCGAGATAGCGTGGCGACGCCCATGGAATTACTTTCAACAGTAAGTAGTGCATTATTATAGTACCTACCTAGATAAAACAGAAGATCACCAAACTTACTTGGATCCAAGTGATTATCTCGGAACAAAGCAATTACTCTTCTTTCTGTATCTAAGACTACTGCTGTCGAATAATCTTGACCTACCCCAAGTGCAACATCTGCAGCAACAATATAATTACTATTCCAATCTGGATAGTCCCATATATGTAGCTTGCCCTCATTTGAAGGTTCCCATGTTGATGCAGGAAAGTCAAAGTTCATCTTCTTTTCCGGTTCTACAGGCATCAGCTTGGCTGTCTTCTCTGGATCAAACACAGAAGAGCCTGCAGTAATAAAGGCTTCATCGGGAGACGCTGGGTACTCCTGGCGGAATTTTAATTCCCCACCTTCAGCAATCTTCAACCGACGCCAGTAAAGCTGTCCATCGTTTAGGTCATACTGCTCTACCAGTAGATCTTCTTCTGAAGATCGTTCGAAGCCTTCCGGTGGTTCTCTCCAGTATTCAGGAGTAGAGAACCATGGAAGAAATAGTGGAAGATAATCGTTTTCTCCGGCTATAGCACCTTTCCATAATCTATAGAATTCTCCCTGAGCTCCATTAGCCGTTGACTCAATAATGACTTCCGTACCCGGTGCTTCTGAGATACCCTGAAACAAACCAGCGAGAATCTTCTCATCATGCGTCCAGAATGCGACCTCGGAGAGATGAGCAATTGTTGGGGTAGTGCCTCGACCAGCTTCCGGAGAACCAGCAGTGTATAGTCGATACGAACCAACAGGCCTCTCACCTGAAGCATCTTTAGGGAAGTGCGGAGCCGATATAACAATTTCCTTAGCATTGGACTTTACCTCATTGGGTCTATACTCAGGATTCATATTCTTAATAATGTTACGACTCATAGTAAACAGGGCATCTGATGTCGCACTATCATGCGCCATAACAACAGATCGTGCATGTGGTGAAAAGTATGTTTTCCAAAATACTCTACCAGCACAATATGTAGATATGCCCTGTTGCCGAGCTTTCAAGATAATAGCGCGCACCTTCCCGGTTTCCCGCAGCTGCTTATCAAGCGCTTCTGTAATTTCCTTTTGACATGCATTAAAAGAGAAATCAACGAAGCCAGCTCTAGCATCCTTAGTAATAATTTTAATATTGTCTTTAGCAAAAGATGTGAAGTCTTCCTCATAGGTAGTTAGCTTCTGTCGCTTTTGCTTTTCTTGTAATAGCTTTAAAAGCTCTTTCTTATCTGCCATAGTTGTGTCCTCACATAACTTTACTTTAAGGGGACATTTAAGATAAGTTTAAATGTCTCCTATAAGAGGGGGGAGATATATACTATATATGTACTATATAAGTTAAGAGTATACTATATATGCTATAGAGGTTGATGATAGAAGCTAGTAAGGCTAGAGGTTAGGTTAATTTAAACCAATAATATATATATACCCCCTATATACTTTCTGTACCCCCTAGATTCCCCAGAAGCTAATCTCTCAGAACCTAGAACTTTACTTGAAGTCACTCAGGAACTCAGCACTTAGAGTAACCTTAGGGCTATCCCTCAGTACTCTCTCAGCTCTCTCAGCTCTACCAGCACTGTAAGCGCCTAGCGGCACTTATCCCATAGTATTCTCTCTAATTACAGAAAGCGAATGTTATGTTTCTATTCCACTCTATCTTTCTTCTAGCAGCTCTATTCATCTGCTGGTTCTGTTACTCATGCATAAAGGAGGACTTCAATGACTGAGTATGTTTACCATGTGTATCCCGATGGCACTGTTAAAATCATCTGGCGCCGATAGCTATGACACAGATTCTTATCCTCGCGATAGCCATGTGTGTCATAGGCTTCTCAGCTTGTCTCGTGTTTCTTCTTGTAGAAATACTTGAACGGTATGTAGTCCCTTACATATCTTCTAAGCTACCATAACTACTCGAGGAGAGGCTAACGCCTCTTTTCCAATGATACGTCTTAGTAGCCATACCCGGACGGAGTTGCTCTCAGCCGACACGATTGTAAAACGAGTAGACGTATCATCTTTACACAATCTAAACACATCCAACGAAAGGTACTATCATGAATATTCAAAGTTTCCAGCCTCGCAATTATCGCATTGACAATGTTGAATTGAACTGGGCTAAATTGACCAAACCTGTTTCACCATTCGGCGTTATGCAGTATGAGCTTCAAATTGCTACTACTGATAAAACCGTAGCTGACGAATGGTCTGCTAATCATCTCAATGTTAAGTCAGAGCTTGACAAAGAGACTAAGCAGCCAACAGGTAAGTTCATTGCTTCTCTTAAGCGTAAAGCATTCAAAGCTGACCAATCTGATAACGGTGCTCCCACTGTTGTTGGTGCCGATGCTCAGCCTATCGATGCTTCAAAGCTTGGCAATGGTTCAACCGGTAACGTAATCATCTATCAGATGTACTACAAAAATGCCGGTCGTGAAGGTATCTCCAGCTCTCTTACTGCTGTGCAAGTCGCAGAGTTCAAAGAGTACACTGGCGATTCCAGCTTCGAGCCAATCGCAGACCTTGCTAATCCTGCAGCGTTTGCACCAGCCGAAGCTCCAGCAACGGACGAAGCAACTGCGAATCCATTCTAATCTCCCTGAGGGCTCACGCTACGGCGTGGGTCCTTATTCTACTGCAAACCCTCATCCGGAGTCTATATCATGCCTCTATTCTTTATTGCAGTCGCTGCGTTGTGGTCCGCCGATAATGCAGACTTCATCAACACTTCAAACGAACAGCTAGCTAGCGGTTACGAATGGCACATGATTGACTGCCGTGCACCTGATACATCGCTACCTAACATTGTTATCACCTCACCAAACGATAACGAATTTGTTTGCTTCAAGTTACAATAAACGGCTAACGCCGCTTTTCCAGTGCAACATACGCTTTATTTGTATGCTCTGCTTTATTACATATACTTCCTGAGCATGAAGATAAACTGCTCACTTTATAGGTAAAGTGTCAACGGCTGCACGTCAGATTCCAAATCTGAAAGACAGGGTTCGATTCCTTGTACCTATGCCAGTTTATAATTAGTGCGTAACCAGGATACCACACTAATAGGCAGAGTAAGACTCGCTAAGAACCTGGTGAAACTGTACGTCCTAAGCATGACACTAAACTGCTTAACTCATTCTCATAGCAGCTCTAGCGTAGTAGCAGTCTCTCCTTCATGCTCCGCTAGAGCGCTTGCTTTTTACTCAACCTCCATCCGAAAGGTTCTCTCATGTCAACTGATTCCGACGACGTAACAGCTGTAGCTCACGTCACTAAAGAGTTTACATTCATCGACCCTCTCAGTGATGGTGAGTGTATGGCTCTTATTCAAACAGCAGAAGCTGATAATATAAAAATAATTATTACCGAATCTCGGCGTATTGTTTTGTTTCCTTGTGACGACTTGCACACTGCAACAGCAATACTTGCCGAAGTTAATCTAATCGAATCAATCGGTCTCATCCGCGAAATCGTCGAATGGGATATAACCGGTCTTGTAAGCGAATACGAACTACCCATTCAACTAACCCCGGAAGGAAATGATAATGACCAAATTTGATGTATTCTATTACGGCATGCTACTCGGCATTGCTATGATTACCATCGACTATTACTTTGTTTCCGGAGGTTTATACTAATGGCCGAAGTAATGCTTAACGAACTTCGTCACGCTATTAGCCAATACAAGTTCACAATCACATCAAAAGATGACCCACAATTGCTACGGCTAAAGCAACTCGTACGCGACCACAATGCACGAGTTCGTTCAGTTGCACGTCGTTTCAATCGTTACTCATCTAACCAATTACTCCGTGTCAGTCTCATGGCACGCGGTAAACGCCGTGACAAATACGGCAAGCGTCTACATCATAACTGTGATTCAAACCTACAACATAAATATGCTTCGCGTTTCGATGTTTACATTCATGCTGATTCTTCAGGTAATTACGAACTATCTGAAGAAATCAAAACCGGTCTTACTTCAGGCCAACAACGTAAAATCAAAGCGCTTGACTTCGCACGACTCAAACAAGAATGGGCCGACGAAGAATACTTACGCACTAAAGGTGTATACATCAGACATATCGACGGTAACAAAGTTCATATGTCTTACGATAAATACATCGCAGCCGCCCGCGCTGCACATCCTAATATGCCCGAAGCTACTTTCAAAAGAATGTTTCGTGCATAATCTAACCTTATCCCGGAATAGTAACGGCCGGATGCAGAAAGGTTCATCGTTCTATGCTAGCTGAAATCATGACCGCAATCGGATACATACTTCCTGTATTATTCTTAGTGCGGGCAATCAATTACTACTTGAGGTGAACTATGTCCAAACTCGACGATGCGATGGTAGCGCGCATATCTGCCAATCTTCCTTTCCTGCGTCTAGCTATTACTGATGCTAACACCCACTCACGCGATGAAATTGCAAACTTCTTATGGCAATGGATGCGTTCAAACGAAAACGATATTGACCGTCAATGGCGTGCCGAAGCTATCGAAGCACGTAACCGTCTTAACTCTGGCTATACGAAAGCGATGCACTAATGTTTATTCAAAATATCATTGCTAACAAATTCTACGAACATTTTGAAAATGAATTGTATGACTTTACCTTCACATACAAAACTGAAGCATCTGTAAACAACACAACTATCATCGAATTATGCGAAGAAGCTGTTTGTGCCGCTCATGGTATTTCACATCAACAGTATCTAGACGAAGAAACCGACGTTGCTTACGACGAAATATTCGGCGATGCTGCAAACATGACTGAACAAGTTATCAATATCATGCTTCAAAAATTCATGGAGCAACACAATGGCACCTGAAGAAATCAAATCAGCCGGTATGTGCCGTCTGCATCTTATGGAAGCCATATTCCATATCGAATTCGCAATGGAACATATTCAAAACCTTGCCAATGACGAAGACATATACAACATCGGTCACAATATTCGTAGCGCTCAAAGCCATATCGAAACAATCCATACTGACCTATGCGAAGAAACCGATGCTCTAGTATTCAACGACTGGTCTGGTCAAGAAGCATTGTTCGAGCGTATGCGCGAAGCTCTCGGCCACTGGTCGGCATATCAATTCAGTGAATGGAAACAAACCGGAAAGGTAAATCATGGGTAAACTAAAACAACTCGCCATGCATGTTGAAGATACTATTCATGCATGTGTTCAAGACGGTTGGGACGAATGTCAAGGTACTATTGACGAAATGAAAAACGTCACACGTCAAAACATCGACGACCAACTCGAGCGTATCGCTGAAGAGCATGGCTTCGAACTCGAAGACCTACAAGCTCTATTCAACGACAGCGAAACAATCGAAGACATTATCGACAACGCACTCTATGACACATGGGAGGTATAAAAATGCGTAAAGTAACTGTAAATCCAATCGGTTCTCAAAACCTTTTGTTCAGACGTACTACTAATCGCTATGCAGCGAAAGGCACCATTAGCTCTAATCGTGGCTATCTTAAAGTCTCTCGTAGCACAGCTCCAAAAACCCGTGGCCAATTCGTACCACGACCTGTGTAAAGAAATAAAAAAGCCACTAGAAATACTTCAAGTATCTCTAGTGGCTTTTATTTACTTTTTACTGACCCACATCCGACAGTTCCTTGATTTTGCGGTCGAGTTCCTCTTCCGACAACTCAGTTGTATCAAGATTCTTCGTGGTCTGGTCAATCCTTTGCAGCTTCGGCTGCTCATACTCTGCTAATGCAATCGCCAGTCTTTCAATAGTATCCTGGTCATCAGCTTGCATAGCTTTAATAAGTTGCACTTTAAGAATCTCGACAGCTGTCGGCATTTCCGTAATAATTTCATCGCGGATTTTCTTAAATTCGTGCGCGGATAAACTCATTGCTTCTCGCAATGCTTTGTTCCGTCTTCGTGTTTCTGCACCTTTTGCTTGCATAGCGCGAGCTTTCTCAGAGTCCATATAGGGCTTTAGCTGCTTCAGCGAGTTCGGGTGTTTTCCACAGTTTTCATAACCCATAGTAAACCTCCAAGTTAAGTCTTTAAGGAGACATTTAATTTTAATAACCGACATCCGGAGTATGCAGCATGCGAGTTACACCTATAAATCCATACGCAAGGCTACTTCGTGATCCTAAATATAAACACCAAGTAGTTAAAAACAAAAGAAAATATAATCGAAAGCGAGATAAAGATGACAGATTACGGCAGAATAATGAGAGAAATAGAGGCGGAACAAAAGACGGCTAACGCCGCCTCTCCAATCAATAAAAGAAAGGAAGCTGACATGGCGAAAGTCACTGCAGTACAAATTTTACATGAAGC